ATGACTAAGGTAAGATTTGACCAACCGTTAAAAGTCCCCGCAGGTCTGCAAAACAGTAACTGGACTGGCGACTTACAGCTAAACTTAATTGAGGTAGTCACTGATGCTTCCCGTTACTACTAACCCTACAGAACATCTCGCCGAAGCAAGAAAACTTAACCCGAACCCGTATGTCGAGTTGTTTGAGATTAAGATTCAACAAGATGTTTATATTTGGTGTACTGCTCACCCTACGGTTACATGGCGGGATCAAGTTTGGGAAAATTACCCCTTAACCTTTAGTGGGTACAACGTGCAGTCAACAGGTGAGCAATCTCGGCCTAAGCTTCAGATAGCAAACCCAAACGCTATCTTTTCAAGTTTCGTCGCCAAAGATCAGCTAAAGAAAGCCACTGTGACCCGTTACATGGTTTTCAGAGATGACTTGGTAAATGATGTCCGAGTTTATATTAGAAACAAATGGCAGATAAGCCGAGTGGCGACTTTGACCAAAGACAGTATCACCTTTGAGTTGAGAAGTATCTTGGATGGTGTTCGCTACACTTTACCTGCTAGGCAATACTTGCCACCAGATTTTCCTTCTACAACTATGAGTTAAGCCATGCAAGTCAACGAACTCATCAACCTACCCTACACGGACGGAAAAGACGACTGTTATGGTCTAGTTCGCCAATACTACTTGAAAGAGTATGGCATCCAGCTTAGAAACTATGCGCGACCAATTGGCTTTGACCATGAAGGTTTAGACTTAATTGCTGACAACTTTCGTAAGGAAGGGTTTGAAACATTACCTACCTTCAGTCAGCATAGTTTGGAAAAAGGCGACGGCATCCTGCTTAGAATCGCTGGAGGCAAGGCCATTAACCATGTTGGTGTTTACTTAGGCAAAGGTTACTTCCTACATCACCTGTACGGTAAACTCTCTGAGGTGAGTTACTTCGACCCACGGTGGTTTGCAAGGACTGTATTTGTAGTGCGTCACCCCGATATTCGTGAAGCCAACTGTAAGGCAACTAAAGAAGTTAACCTGCTTGACCTGCTACCACCGCACTTAAAAGAGAGAATGGGTTATGGACTCTAAATTACTGCCCTTCTGGAACAGCCACCAAGAACGCTGCGGCTATGTTGACCTTAATAATAATGTTTTTGAGTTACCCAACATTCACGAAGACAAGAAGAACGGGTTTGAGCTTGCAGAAATCCCGCCTGAAGCTGTAGCCCTATGGCACACACACCCATCGGGCTGCCCTAACTTGTCGATTGAAGACTTCCACTTATTTAATAGTCTGCCTCACCTACTGCATATCATTGTCGGCATCCGTGAAATCGCTTACTATTTCGTGGACACTGACGGTTCGTTATTAAGAAAGGAGGGCAGTCGTGTATAAGGTTACATTAGGATCATTGAGTTTAGACATCACCGCCAATACTCCGCGTGAGGCTCTGTCGATTTTCCAGAGCCACTTGCCTCAAGACGTTCGACAGATTGTCCAAGTCAGCGGTATTCACTGTGCTGCCGACCTAGATGAGATGCACGAGAGCGGAGTTTTAGACATCACTCCCAAGTATTTTGGCGCAGGCGGAGGTAGCGAGAAAGGCAGTTGGCTCCAAATCGGTTTAGGTGTTCTGTTGATTGTCACTGCACCGTATTTATCAGGAGCTATAGGAACTGCTTTTGGTGGAATAGCTAAAGGGACAATTGCCACCTTCGGTTTCCAGCTTGCGTTAGGTGGAGCTATCGCTCTGCTAAATAAAGCTCCTAAGGCTGACCCAACTTCAGGGGATAAGAAGAGTCGCTTTATTAACGGTAATGCCAACACCATTAAAGAGGGAACACCTATCCCCCTAATCTATGGCCTACAGAAAGTTTACCTCCACTTCCTATCCTTCGACCTAGACTCGAAAGACTATAATCCAGCCTGAGCCTAAACTTATGACTACGACAAAATTATTAAGGCTACGTGGTGCAGGCGGAAAGAAGCCTAAGAACCCGACATATACAAACGATAACCTGTTTTCGGAAGACAGTATCGAATTACTACTTGGGGTAGGAGAGGGACCTATTCAGGGTTTAGAGAACGGGGCTAAGAGCTTCTTTGTCGGGGACGTTCCTCTTGAACGTGTAGAGGGTGCGTCAACCATCAAGAATTTTGCCAACCTAATTATTAACCCTAATGCTCTAAACGATACAGGACAAGGGGTGGATTACCACAATGGTTTCCCCGAAGGAATAGCCCACGATGTAGTCTTTCAGAAAGGAGGAACTTCCGCTTCTGTCGAGGTAGGGACACAGGTTCTTTACTCCACTCCAGTTATTCGCTACACCCCAAGCAATATGCGTGGACGTATCCGAGAACTGGAAATTCGTATTAACATCGCCCAGCTCGGTATCGAAGACCCTAACGGAACTTTCCCCAACACAGCCAAGTTCCGTATCGAATATAAGACAAGCAACCCCGCCTCTACGTGGGCTATCTTAACCACTCCGCGTACTTTCAGTGACTTGCCAGTTAGTAAGTCCTTAGCTGTTGTCTCCAGCGTACGAGACGGAGCTAACGAGTACCAACTAAATGGTAAAACGGGGTCAGGGTTTATTATCGACTTCCGTTTAACGCAAATAGAATTACAACAGATTTTAGAGGATGAGGATTGGATGATCCGAGTCACTAAGAATAATCCTGACTATTTAGATGGTGGCAGTGGTAATGCCACGAAAGAGATCGCTGAAATTATCTTTGATAGTTTTCAGATGATTGGAGATGCAAGGATGGATTTCCCCAACACAGCCGTTATCCATGTCCTCGGTACTGCTTCTGACCAATTTAGTAGCTTGCCTGACTTCTACGGTATCTATAAAGGGTTAATGACACCTGTGCCTGTAGGATATAATACTGAGGCTAATAACCCCCACGATAATGTAAACTGGACAGGCGCACTCGAAAATAAGTACCACAGTAACCCTGCTTGGGTTCTCTATGATCTACTTAATAATGAGCGTTATGGCTACCGTAAATACGTTAGCGATCTAAGTCTAAATAAACAAGACTTCTATGAAGCAGGTCTTTGGTGTGACTCACAAGTGGTCGGCAAGAACGGCAGTCCAGAACGCCGTTACACCATGAACATTACGATTGCCGAGAATCAAACTGCTTGGGAATACCTGCAAAATATCGCAGGAGCTTTTGATGGTATTCTTTACGACGATGGTGAAGGCACTGTACGGCTCAAGGTGGACAAATGGGTAGAGCCTAAAATTATCTTCACACCCGAGACAATCAACGCTGAGGGCTTTGCTTATAGCTTTACCGACGTGGCCACACAGTACAATGAGTTAACGGTCAGTTATGTAAACCCTGAGAGAGGCTGGGAAGAGTCTCGTACTGTTGTGAGTTACGGAAAATCGGATGCTTCAATAGATAATGGCCAAGCCGTTAATGGGGTGATCCCCTTAGACTTCGTAGCTGTTGGCTGTATCACTGAAAGCGAGGCTATTCGCCGTGGTCGAGCAAGGGCTTTGACAGCGAGTACCGAAAATACACTCATTAACTTTACAACGACAAGATTAGGGGTTGCCTTAGACCCTCTTGAGATTTTCTATGTGGCTGACCCCTACATGGACTGGGGGCAAACAGGCCGAGCTGAAGTAATCTCAGGCCGCAATATCTATCTTCGGGATGAGTTACCGTGGACTGTTACCGATCTCAGTATCCCTTATCAAATGCGTATTCAGACTCTCTCTGATGTGCTTTTGTGCGATGTACTGTTAACGTCACCGACAAGCCTTTTGGTTACGAGCAATACCACGGCTTTTGATAACGCTCACTTTGCCGAGTTCCCTGTTTTTGTATTGTCAGGAGGCCGTATCCCTTATGGGCAACCTAAGCCTTTCCGCGCCACCACGTTGGAGCCGACAAACAACTATAACCTATTCAATATCTCAGGCTTAGAAGTAAACCCTGCTAAGTTTGATATTATTGGTGACGCGGTTAACGTGATTGCCCCCTCAATCACCACTGACATACTTGACGGTCTAAACTTACGCAAATACTTTACGGATAAATACATCGCCCCTTTGAGTCAGTATAGCAGTGTCACGATTGTGATAGATGGCACTCAACAAGCTATTACAGGCGACTTCCTGTTAATAACAGCGGCTGA